TTACTTGACCTTCCCTCTAAGACCGCTTCAATATTATCTAAAACAATCTTGACGTGGTTTCTAGGGTCAGTTGATGCAGCATCACGATTTGTAATTATTTCCCAAATACCACTATCAACCGTTAAACGCTCGCTATCAGAGGTGCGGATAATATAGGCTTGCCAATGATAAGTGCCAGTGGTGTACGCTGTTGTTACTGCTTTACCAACTTCAATAATGTAATCGTTACCGGATTCTGAAGCAGTAATATCAATTGAGGTTGCGCCGCTGCCTTCAAGCCGGGCGGAATATTTAAGGCTGTAATTTGCCGGGGCATAATCACTACCCAAGTCGGTGCGTTTCCACGCCGCACGGTCACCGGAAATTATTTTAGCCGGTTCTGTTTCGGGGTAATTTGTAGAGTCAAACAGGTTTGCCATAGAAAATCCCACGAATGATGGGCATTAGGTTAGTAACCAAATTTGCTTTGTGTGATGTATTTATAAAATAGTTATTACCAATTATTAGCAAAACCAGCTTTATTGCGTTTGCGAGTGGGTTTAGGAGGTGTTTTTTTCTTTAATTTTTGCTGTTTTAACGCCACTTTGCCTGGTTTTTTAACGTTTTTAACTGCTTTTTTATCCTTTTCAGCGCCATTTTGCTGGCTATTATTAAATAAATCCTCTGTTATTGGCTGCACAATTTCCTCTATACGCAACCAATCCCTATCACTAAATTTATTCATACCTAAATGGTACGCTGCGGCTAACGCATAAACCGTGCAGTCCAACACTTCATTGCGCCTATGACTTGGTTTAACCCACTCTTGCACCGGGTGACCTTTCACATACCTGGTAATTAATTTTTCAGCAGTAATTTGTGCATAAAACTCATCCGGTAAATCCTGGCTAAAATGCACTGAACCGGCTTGCCCAGTTTTAATACCAAAGCGCCCGTATAAAACACCCTTAGCAGTATCACTACCAACCGGCCATAACTGCACGCCGCCTTTAATGGTTTTGCCGCGCATGGATATATCCTGGTTAGTTGGCCTTCCAACTACTGGACGGTTTCTTGTGGATTGCCCTTTTATGGCGATCACATGGCGGTGTTTTCTAAGCCTACAAAAGTCATATACCTTTTGCGTGTGATGGCCACCAGTATCAATAGCTACCGCACTTACTTTAACAACTGAGCCGTGTGCATGTGCCAACTCCTTTTGCAAATACTCATCCAACTCTTCCCAAACATCATTACCCGCAGGGTCACCAAAAAACACCTGGTAATCTATTACCCACGATTCCTCGCTTTTGCCAAACGCCCAAATGACCGCTTCAAGGCGGTTGTCCTGGACATCTACCCCACACGTAGCTAATAACGCACCCATAGGCAGTACCCGTAGGGAATATTCTTCAGCATTTTTTTGTAAATCACTCATATCAACCCGGTTAGCCTCTTCATCCCAACACTCCCCAAGTGCCGTATTAATAAAAGTCTTTAATAAATGCGGGTCAGCCTGGGCATCCACAAATTTTTGCACCATACTTTGCCAGGACTCCCACGGACTGTATAGGCTGGAAATATGGTAACTGCGCCGTTTATCCTTATAATTATTTTCCGGTGCTTGTGCAACCCATAAGCCTTTAGCCAACATATCCGTTTTAAAACTTTCATCAATAACACCCGCACAATGTGGGCAAGCATAATAAGCAGTCTGTGGTTGATGCCTGCCATTTGCATCCTTATCCCACTTAATATTTGGCCACGATAACTCATCCATAACATCACAATGCGGACACGGCACATGGTATTTGCGCTGGTCAGCTTTTAAATACTCCCGCTCAACACGGCTAACATCTTTAACCGTAGGCGTTGAGCCTATTAATACTTTACGCCTGGCAAAAGTTTTAGTACGGTTTACCGCAAGTTCAATAGGGTCACCCTCATTATCAACATCATACGGGTACGCATCCACCTCATCTAATAACAAATAACGCACCGGCACACTCCTTAAATCCGCCGCACTATTTGCCCCAGCAATAAACATAACACCACCGCGAAAGGCTTTGGCAGTTGTCGTATTACCACTATCCCTAGCTTTAGGGTCAGCCACCAAATCTTTTAACACCGGCATATCCGCAATCATAGTTGCCAGGCGTTGTTTGCTATAACGTTTTGCTAAGTTTTGTGTTGGCTGCACCATCATTACTGGCGCTGGTGCGCGATGCACAATGTAACCAATCATATTAGTTAAGGCCTCAGTAAAGCCCAGCTGCGCCCCTTTCATAATGGTCACAAACTCGCAACGGTTTGACGGTGAAAATACATCCATTATTTCCCGCAAATACGGCGTTCTACTAGTACGCCAGCGCCCTGCCTCAGCTGCATAAGTTTGGTTTAGTACCCTAAACTCATCCGCCCAATCACTAAGGTCTTCAACCGGGTCAGGTTTAAGCCCAGCCATTATTGACTCAATAGCTAAATGTTCACCATTTATACTAGTGTTGGGTATCTTTATCGGTGTCTGTATCTCGTTCATCATTTATTTTTGGCAATATTTTTTGCCAATCCTCATCTAAACTTCCTAAAACTTGCATAACCTCATTATCAATTAACTCATGAATATCATGCTGATCTGTCATTCCTGCAATTGGTAAGCTAACGCGGTCAGATATGGTTTGCACTGAGTTGCGTATAGTCCGGGCAGCACTATATAAAGCGCTTCTTATTTCATTAGCCCTAACCAAATCGCGCCGCATTTCCGCATCTGTCATTTCCGCAATATTTGCCTGGGCAGATACCAGGCGGGTTTTTTCAGTATGTTGGTCAGTATTTGCCACACCACCAAACGCCCGTTCCCTTAAAAATTTAACATAGCCTTGCACACACTGCACCAAGTCATACTCACCGCGTGGGTGTTTTGGTATAACACCATCAGTAACCAGTTGTTGACACCTACGTTCAGACAGCATTAATAATTTAGCTATGGTTTCTAAAGTATAAGTTTGTTGTTCATCAGCCATATATTTGGAGCGGCATGGTCGCATCGAAACGCCATTACTCAATTGGAGTTGAGCGTGTTACCATTACACTAATGCCGCGTTTTCCCTCCGTTCCTCTATAGTTACTTTTTGGCCTTTATACATACCCGCACCCAACTCATCAATTTTGCTGAAAGGTAATACCGGTAGCGTTAAATTTGCCTCAACACTTTTGTCCAAAAAATAAACATACTTAAATTGGTAGCCTTTAAAAGCTTCCCACGTTCTAAACTCTTGACTCATTTTTAAGTGGTGCGCCTGGATAACGTGCATAGCCTCACCCGTTTTTGGGTTAACCCTAAGCGCGGTATTTTTTGCTATACCCACTAACTTAAAACCACTAGCCCTATAAATAGTGCCATCACCACATTGCGTACCATCTGCAAAACTAATAACCCATTGAATATGCGGTGCATTTTTTTTAAGTAAGCGCATACTAATTGCAATACAACGGCTTTCACTATTGCGCGGTAAAACATCATCAAAGGCCATCCGGTTTAACTCAATAAAGCCACTCCACTTAGTACCCGCCACTAAATTAATTGTGCCTTTTTTGTTAATACTATGACCGTACGACATTACACCGTGCAGCCGCTCATCCAAAAAACAACCAAAATGTAGCTTTGAGTTGTTAACTACCTTGCCGCTGTAATGATATTTTTTAATAAAATCATTAGCCAGCTTGCTTGGTATGACTTTAACTATTATGTCTTTTGCTCTACCCATTGCGATTGTGTCACTAGTGTAAATAATAAATTGCCGTTACTGTTTTCATTGCCATAAGTTTCAACCACTGCAAACTCCTCACTACTTTTTACTTTAGCCAAAGCCTCTTTAATAATAGTGGCTTGCTGATCAGCCAGGGTAAAAGTAATTTGCTGGTACGGTGGTTTATCCCCATCATCCAATTCAAAGCTATCACTAAAAGTATCGGCATTAACATCCAAAAACAAACCACTTAACTCATCCCCAGTAAAGCCCAGCACTGACAAATCAAAACCTAAGCTATCCAAAGCCCCCATCTCAATTTTTAATAACTCCTCATCCCAGCCAGCATTTAATGCCAACTTATTATCAGCAATAACATAGGCTTTGCGCTCATCTTCATTAAGATGGTCGAGCACTATACATGGCACATCCACCATCCCCATTTTTGTAGCTGCCAGGGTGCGGCCATGCCCGGCAATTATTTGCCTCTCGCCATCAATTAATATTGGGTTAGTAAAACCAAATTTTTTTATGGACTGTACCAACTGTTCAACCTGTTCATCACTGTGGGTTCGGGTGTTGTTGGCATACACCGATAACT